ATGAAAATGCAATTGGTAAATTAGAAGTAGAAACAAGACAAAGATTAGAAAATGTATTAAAAGGTTCAGGTAGTACAACAGGCGGAAAAATTATGACATTTTTTGGTGACATATTTAAAACATTAATAAAAAGATAATGAGAAAGTATAATCAAGATGAAATATTAAGACTTATTAAATTTTATAATAACTCTGATTCATCAGAAAAGGAATTATTAAAAAAATATGTAGAACAAGCGTTATTTAAATATTTCAATCACAAATTAAAAACAAAACTATGCGAAGACGAACATCATATCGCCGCTCATCTAGAAAGCGCGGTTATGGCAACAGACGTAAAGTAAGCCGCACATACTATGTATCACGCGGTGGAATTCGACTATAATAACAAGGGGTTAGTCACCCCTTACTTTTAAAAATTAAAAACAAAACAACATGAAACCGAATTTATTCAATTCGATTAAGCTGCAAAAACCAAAAAAGAACGTTTTTGACCTCACCCATGACGTAAAGTTATCAGCAGAAATGGGCAATTTAACACCAATTTTAACTATGGAATGTGTACCAGGAGACAAATTTGATTTAGGATGTGAAAGCTTAATTCGATTTGCTCCAATGATTGCACCTGTAATGCATAGAATGGATGTAACAATGCATTATTTCTTTGTACCAAATCGTATATTATGGTCAAATTGGGAAAAATTTATTACTGATGCAAATAGTGGTTTAGTATCACCTTTTTTACCATATAGTGCAGCAATACAAGAGGAGTTTGATACAACTTATCCAAACGCAAAAGTATCTAAATTTTTAGATTATTTAGGTGTACCACCACCTATTACTGCTGGAGTAACACAAGGTACTCAAACACAAAATATTAATGCTTTACCATTGGCAGCTTATCAAGCAATATATAATGAATTTTATAGAGACCAAAATTTAATTGCACCTGTAGATTATAAATTGACAGATGGTAATAATGGAGATACTGCTTTAAATTTTTTACGTTTAACAACATTACGTAAAAGAGCATGGGAACATGATTATTTTACAGCATCACTTCCTTTTGCACAAAAGGGACAAGCTGTAGATATTCCATTAGGAGAAATTTCAGGAGATGCTTTAGTAAGAACTACTGGACCATCAACAACAGTTTTAACAACTGGAGCTGGTCAACCAGTACAGAATGCAACTTCAACCCCTCCATATGCTCCAAATACTTTGTTTGCTGAGACAGATGGCTTAGAATTACAACCAACAACAATTAATGATTTACGCAGGGCGTTTAGATTACAAGAATGGTTAGAAAAAAATGCAAGAGGTGGAACACGTTATATAGAAAATATTTTAACACATTTTGGTGTTAGATCATCAGACAAACGTTTACAAAGACCAGAGTATATAACAGGTGTAAAATCACCAGTTGTAATAAGTGAAATTGTAAATACTACTGGACAGACAGAAGGTTTACCTCAAGGTAACTTAGCAGGTCATGGTATTTCAGTTTCATCAGGACGTTCAGGCTCATATTTTTGTGAAGAACATGGATACATAGTTGGAATTATGTCTGTATTACCTAAAACTGCATATCAACAGGGCATTCCAAAGACTTTTCTTAAAAATGACACATTAGATTATTTTTGGCCATCATTTGCACATATTGGAGAACAACCTGTAACAACAAATGAAATATATGCTTATACAAATAATGCTGAGCAAACCTTTGGTTATGTTCCACGTTATGCAGAATATAAATATATGCCATCAAGAGTAGCAGGTGATTTTAGAAGTACTTTAGATTATTGGCATTTAGGTCGCAAATTTGCAACAGAACCTGCATTGAATGGTGCATTTGTTAATTGTGATGCAACAAAACGTATATTCGCCGTTGAAGACCCTGCAGGTGATTCGTTATACTGCCATGTTTTAAACAAAATCAGAGCAGTACGACCTATGCCTAAATTTGGTACACCAATGTTTTAACAATGAGTAGTAGGTGTATAACTCCTTTCTATAAGAAAGAACAAATAAGAGGAGAACATATACCATTTCCTTGTGGAAAATGCCCCCCATGTAAAAAACGACGTACTTCAGGTTGGTCGTTTAGGTTAGTAAAAGAAGGAGAGCGGAGTAAATCCGCTCTCTTTATAACCTTAACATACGATACTGAATTTGTACCAATAACCACAAATGGTTATATGACTCTAGATTTAAAAGATTTACAAAAATTTTTTAAAAGATTAAGAAAATTAACTAATGAAAAACTTAAGTATTATGCAGTGGGTGAATATGGTTCAACCAAAAAGCGTCCGCATTATCATATCATTCTTTTTAATGCTAATCCAGAACATATTAAACGTGCTTGGGCTCTTAATAATAAGCATATTGGTGCTTATCATATTGGCAATGTTAGTCATGCCTCTATCGGTTATACGTTAAAATATATGTCAAAAAAGTCATCTATACCAATGCACCAAAACGATGATAGAAAAAAAGAGTTTAGCGTAATGTCGAAAGGTTTAGGTAGTAATTATATTACAGAATCAATGATTAAGTGGCATAAAAACAATTTGGAACAAAGGATGTATGTTCCAATAGAAGACGGAAAAAAAATTGCTATGCCACGATATTATAAAGATAAAATGTATAATGAAGAAGAAAAGGATAAAATAGCTAAATACATGGTTAAAATTAGCGAAGAAATAGATTTTAAAATATCACAAGAATTTTCCAGTTTTACAGAACAAGAACAAATAATGTCAGAAAGACATATTTTTGCTTTTAAAAAAATGCAAAAGGTAGCAGAACTGGAAAGAAAAAACAATTATTTATGAAAATAAGAAATATATTTAATGCTCATGAATTTTATGATGATGAGCAAAATAATGAACCTAGTGCTACAATTCCTGATCAATCTATGAGTATCAGAGAATTACTTCAAAGATATGCAAGTGGATTACCACTTGCAGGAGGAAAAGAACCTATTTACGAAGGAGAAGATGGAGATGGCATCGACCCTCGTAGACTCGATTTAGCAGAAAGGCAAGAACTTGAGATAGCTGCTCGTCAAGAACTTGCTGAAATCGAAGAACGTTTAAAAAGCAGCAAAGCAGAAAAAAGTAAGTTAAAACTTACTGAAGAACAGATTCAAGATATTGAATCTCAAGATGTTGAAAACATCAAAGATTAAAAGAAATATGGCTGTGCAAGTTTACTTGCATGGCCGTATTTATTAAGACAAGCGTAGCGCGTCAGTAATAAACACTAATACACCTTGATATATTAGTGTTTATTGACACTAAATAGTAACTTTGTTAAGAGACAGAGGACAAAGGAGGTACGACGCATTACGAAAAAACAAAACAAAAAACTATTGTGTCACAAAAAAAATAAAAAAATAAAATTATGGGATTATCACCAGATGCATGGGCAAGTATAGGTACAACTCTATTTAACACAGGTACAACGTTATATGCAAACAGACAAAATAGATCATACGCATTATCAGACTGGAATAGACAAAATGCATACAATTCACCAGCACAACAAATGCAAAGATTTAAGGAAGCCGGATTAAATCCTAATCTTATATACAAGCAGACTAATGAAGCAGCACCAGTAAGAAGTACAGATTTTGTAGCCCCACAAGTACCCGATTTTCAGGGTATATTAGCAAAGAGTACACAAATAAAAGTTCAAAATCAACAATTAGCTAATCTTGAATTACAAAACAAAGCTATTGAAGCACAAATAGCAAAAACAAAAGCAGATACAATTTATGTAGCTAGTAATACAGATTTTAGAAATTTAGATATTAAAAGATTGCAAGGTCAATTACCCGGATTAGTAGAGGGTGTAATGTTAAGAAATGAACAATATAAAGCACAAATTGCAAATACATTACAGGACACTCAAAATAAAATAGCACAATTACCAATAATTGAAGCCACTAAGAATAAATTAAATGCTGAAGTATCAAAATTGATAACATCTAATGCATTTATAGGATTAGAAAAAAATACTC